GTCATCATGAATTTACAATTCATTATAAAAATATAATAGCTCTTCCAAATCGCGAAACTATGGTTCCATATAAAATAATGAGCTTTGATATTGAGGCTAGCAGTAGTCATGGAGATTTTCCATTGCCAATTAAGAATTATAAGAAATTAGCTGTTGATATAATTGATAAAATTAAATTGGATAAAATAGAAGATATTAGTGATAAATTTTTAAAATCATGTATAAAAACAGCATTTGATTTTGGGAATGAAAAAGATATTAATAAGGTATATTTAAAAGAGATAATAACAGAAGAAGAAGTAGATAAATTATTTAATATATGGATAAAAATTAAACCAGCAAATCATACTTTTGTAGATGAAACATTAATAAATGAATTAGAAGATAATGATGATAATGATGAAAATGAAGACGATGAAAATGATATTTCTGAAGAAGGAAAAAAGGAAGATAATTGTGAAGAAAAATTTACAAAAAAATATATATCAACAAAAAAATATACAAATAAAGAAGCGACTATTAATGATGTATTGAAAGACACCTGTGATAAAAATATTAAAATACATGAATTAACAAAATCTTTATCCTTAATATTTCCTGAAATAGAAGGAGATAAGGTTACATTTATTGGGTCAACTATAAGAAAGTATGGCGAAGATGAACCATATTTAAACCATTGCATTGTAGTAGGCAACTGTAATGAAGTTGAAGGGTGTGAAATAGTATGTGTTAAAAACGAAAAAGAAGCACTACTTGAATGGACAAAACTGATGGAAAAAGAAAATCCAGATATTATGATTGGTTATAATATTCATGGTTGGGATGAAGAATTTATGTATAAAAGAGCGATTGAATTAAATTGCGTTAATAGATTTTTACAATTATCAAGATTAAAAAATCATGTATGTTTAAATAAAGATTGGAGAACGGGAAAAGAAGATATTGAAAGAAATAGTTTGTTTATAGCAAGTGGTCAATATGATATTAAATTTATCAATACGATTGGAAGATTACAGATTGATTTGTTAAATGTTTTTAGAAGAGAATATCAACTAACATCATATAAATTAGATTATGTTTCAGGACATTTTATTAGTGATAAAGTAAGTAAAATTGAATATGATGAAGAAAATAATATTTCAAGAATTTATAGTAAAAATTTTACTGGATTATATAAAAATGATTATATTGTTTTTGAAGAAATTGGTCATTCAACAAATAAATACAACGGAGGAAAAAAATATGAAATAATTAATATCGATTATAAAGAATGTTATTTTGAAATTAAAAGTATTGTGACACCAGATATGAAATTAATTGTTAAATGGTGTCTTGGCAAGGACGATGTAACACCACAAGATATTTTTAGATTAACTCATGAAGGACCTGAAGGAAGAAAAATTGTTGCCAAATATTGTATTAAGGATTGTAAATTAGTAGATGATCTACTTAAAAAAACAGATATTATGACTGGATATATTGAAATGGCAAAATTAACTACTGTTCCAATTAGTTTCCTAGTTTATAGAGGACAAGGAATTAAAGGACTTAGTTATGTTGCTAAAAAATGTAGAGAAAAGAAGACATTAATGCCTGTTATTGATAAAGTAATGGATGATGGTGGTTATGAAGGTGCTATTGTTTTACCACCAAAATGTAACTTGTATTTAAAAAAACCAGTAGCGTGTGTAGATTATAGTTCTTTATATCCATCTAGTATTATTAGTGAAAATTTATCACATGATAGTAAGGTTTGGACGAAAGAATATGATTTAGAAAATAATTTAGTATTAGAAACTGGAGAAAAGGATGAAAATAATAATTATATTTATGATAATTTAGATGATTTTGATTATGTAGATGTTAAATATGATACATATAAATGGATTAGAAAGACACCTAAAGGAGCAGCTCAAAAAGTATGTATAGGTTATAAAATATGTCGTTATGCTCAATTTAAAGATGGTTCGAAAGCAATTTTACCGTCTATTTTAGAGGAATTGTTAGCGGCAAGAAAATATACTAAAAAATTGGCAGCAAAAGAAGAAGATCTTTTTATGAAAAATGTTTTAGATAATAGACAATTATCTATTAAAATTGTGGCTAATAGTTTATATGGTCAAACAGGAGCAAAAACTAGTTCATTTTATGATAAAGATGTCGCTGCTTCTACAACTGCAATTGGTAGAAAATTATTAATATATGGAAAGAAAGTTATTGAAAAATCATATGAAAATAGAATTGTTTCAACAAAAAATTATGGAAAAGTTAAAACAAATGCTGAATATATTTATGGTGATAGTATAGCTAAATATACACCAATTATTGTAAGATATAATGAAAAAGAAATTGTAATTAGCACAGTAGAAGAATTGGCTGAAAAATATGGCAATACTAATGGTTGGATAAGTGATAGTTATTATAACAAAGAAAATTTCATAGATTATCACCCAAAAGAATTTTGCGAATTAGATAATATTGAAAGTTGGACTGAAAATGGATGGACAAAATGTCATCGTGTAATTAGACATAAGTTAAATCCAGAGAAAAAAATGGTTAGAATATTAACACATACAGGATTAGTAGATGTAACAGAGGATCATTCATTAGTTAAGAAAACAGGTGAAGATATTTCACCAAAAAATATTGAAGTTGGAACCGAGTTATTACATAAGACTATGGAAGTGAATAACTTTTTAAGTTATGATTCATTGGAAATATCTCAAGATGAAGCAAAAATAATGGGTTTCTTCTTTGGAGATGGAAGTTGTGGAAGCTATAAATGTTTATCTGGAAAAAAATCTTCCTGGGCTTTAAATAGCTCAGATAATATTTTATTAAATAAATATTATGAATTATGTAAAAAAGCATATCCAAATTTTGAATGGAAAATATATGATACATTGGAAAGTTCTGGAGTGAAAAAAATTACTTTTAATGTAAATAAAGAATATGGAAAAAAAATAGATTTTATCAATAATTATAGAAATAAATTATATTATAAAAATATGAAAATTATTCCTTCTGAAATATTAAATGGTTCAAGTGATATAAGAAACGCATTTTGGGAGGGTTTATATGATGCAGATGGCGATAAAGATAAAAATGGATATATTAGAATAGACCAAAAAAATCAATTAAGTGCATCACATATATGTTGGTTAGCAAATAGTATTGGATACAAATCATCAATTAACATTAGAAATGATAAATTAAATATTTATAGAATAACATTAACAAAAGATAAGCAACGAAAAAATCCAGATGCCATAAAAAAAATAATAAATGATTTGCCATATTATGAAGATTATGTTTATGATTTAACAACAGATAACCATCATTTTGCTGCTGGAATTGGTAATATGATTGTTCATAATACAGATAGCGTATTCTTTACATTTAATTTAGAAGAATTAGATGGAACACCTATTGAAGATGAAAAAGCATTAGAAATTACGATTGAATTAGCACAAGAAGCAGGTGAATTAGCAACGAAATTTTTGAAGAAACCACATGATTTGGAATATGAAAAAACATTTTTACCATTTTGTTTATTATCAAAAAAGCGTTATGTTGGTATTTTATATGAATTAGATCCAAAGAAAGGAAAACGTAAAGAGATGGGTATTGTTCTAAAGCGACGCGATAATGCTCCAATTGTAAAAGATATATATGGTGGTGTAATTGACATTTTAATGAAAGAAAAAAGTGTTCCAAGTGCTTTGAATTTTACACACAATTCATTACAAGATGTTATTGATGAAAAGAATCCAATTGATAAATTAATTATTACAAAGTCTCTTAGAAGTGAGTATAAAAATCCTCAGCAAATCGCTCATTTTATGTTAGCAAAAAGAATGGGTGAACGAGATCCTGGAAATAAGCCAGGACCGGGAGATCGAATTCCTTTTGTATATATTAAAAATGAAAATAAAAAAGCATTACAATGTGATAAAATTGAAAATCCAAAATATATACAAGATAATAAGTTAGAACTAGATTATAACTTTTATATTACAAACCAAATCATGAAACCGTTACAGCAACTATTTGCTTTAGTATTAGAAGAAATAAAAGAATTCAAAGATAAAAGAGGATATACACTTAGAACATGGAAAGACGAAATTAATAAATTGAAAGAAAAATGGCCAGAAGAAGAAAAATTTCTAAAAAAATATGAAGAATTGCGCTGTAAAGAAATTAAATCAATTATATTTGACAAATATATCAAAAAATAGTTAAATAATATAATAGTGGTAAAATTATTGCGAGGGAGTAATAAGAGCAATTTCAAAATCGATTTCATTATTAAAGGTATCAATAATAGTTTGTATTTGATTTAACATATCATTAGAAATTGAAGTATTATTTGCATTACTATTATTAAAATTATTATATCTATTCGGAGAAGAATTAATTCTTCTAATAACTGGAATTCTGTTTATACTAGTATTTGACCTATTATTATTTGTTGTAATATTAGGCTCGCTATCATTTCTATTGATTGTTGAAGTATTACTATTTCTATTAATATTTCCAGTATTATTATTAAATTGAATAAAATTATTTTCATTATTCTCATTATTTTGATTATTTTCATTATTTTGATTGTTTGTATTTTGATTTATTGTTTCATTAGAAGAATTACTAATTATAGAATATCTACACATCGGACAACAGTGATTTCTATTAAACCATTGTAATAATGGTTGCTCAGAAAAAATATGCCCGCAATGATTTATTTGTAATATTACATCATTGTTTGAGAAATCATTTTGACTAATTGGACAGGAAGTATTTATAGGATTTTCTATTTCTCGAAAAGTAGCTCTTGATGTTGAATTCCGAATTTGTTCTTCTGTTGGAATATTATTTTCTGTATTTGCTAGCGAAGAAGTTCTTAAAATTAAGTTTCTCAATAATGTTTGCTGCAATACATTTCTAGAAAGATTAGTATTTACATTATTCTGTGTTGAATAACCACGATTATATAGATTTCTATCATTATATCTTCTATTATAACTATTATTAAATATAGTATTATAAGTATTTTGTTGAGAATTAATTACTTGAATAATATTTGAAAAAATAAGACTGGTATTTTCAGTAAAATTAATGAAAGATTCTATATTACTATCATTCATACTTTAGTAATATAAAATAAAAAATGTTTAAATAAATAAATAGATAAATAGATAAATAAATAATTATTTATGGATAAATATAAAAATAAAGGCATTAGTGGATTAGGTAATTTAGGTAATACATGTTATATAAATTCTTTTATTCAAATATTATCACATACATATGAATTAAATGATTTTTTAGATTCTAAAGAATTTGTAAATAGAGTAAATAAAAAGGATGGTTTAATGATAGTAGAGTGGAACAACTTAAGAAGAATGTTGTGGAAAGAAAATTGCGCTATTGCTCCATGGGGATTTTTAAAAACAATACAAAAAATTGCTAAAGAAAAAGATAGAATGTTATTTACCGGCTTTATGCAAAATGATTTACCTGAATTTATTTTATTTGTGTTAGATTCTTTTCATTTAGGTTTACAAAGAGAAGTAAATATGACAATAAATGGTGAAATAAAAAATGATAATGATAAATTAGCAAAAGATTGCTATAATATGATGATAAATATGTATAAAAAAGAATATTCAGAGATTTTACACTTATTTTATGGCATTTCTGTAACACAAATAGTAAATTTAAAGAATGAAATATTAGTTAGTAAACCGGAACCTTTTTCTGTAATAAGTTTACCTATTGTAGCTAACGAGTGTAATATATATGAATGCTTTGATAAATATTGTGAAAATGAATTAATGAATGGAGATAATGCGTGGTTTAATGAAAAAACAAATGAAAAGGAAGATATTAATAAAAAAACATTATTTTGGAATTTTCCACATATTTTAATTATAGATTTAAAACGTTTTACAAATAATAATAGAAAATTGAATTCTTTCGTAGATTATCCTATCGAAAATTTAGAATTAGAAAAATATGTTGTTGGATATAATAAAGAAACTTTTGTATATGATTTATACGGGATTTGTAATCATTCGGGAATGACAATGGGCGGGCATTATTTTGCATATGTAAAAAATGCAAATGGTAAATGGTATAGTTTTGATGATACAATTGTAAACGAAATAAACAAGAAAGATATTATAACTAATAAAGCCTATTCTTTATTTTATAGAAAAAAAAAGAAATAAATATAAATATAAATATAAATATAAATAATTATATTTATGGAACTAAAAATAAAATGTTCTTTGGGTGAGATTATTGATAAATATACTATTTTAATGATTAAATTAAAAAAAAGCAATAATGAAGAACAAAAAAATAATATTAAACAAGAGTATATAGAATTAGAACAAATTATTGATATAAATAATAATATTATAAAAGGATACATTTATAAATTGTTTACAATAAATATTAAATTATGGGAATTAGAAGATTTAATTAGATATTTAAGTATAAATAAAATTTATGATGATAAATATATAAATTGCAGTGAAAATATACACAAAACTAATGATGAAAGATATAAAATAAAAAGGGAAATAAATGAAAAATTTAATTCTGAAATTAAAGAAGAAAAAATATTACAAACTATCTATATTTCTTCTAATAATTCCCAAAATATTATTTTAAAAGAAATAAAAATAAATAATTTAAAATTAAATGATATAATTTTAAATTCGCAAGAATTATTTTATAAAAATAAATATCAAGAATGTTATAAATTATTGTTAGAATATATTAATATATACGATTATAAAGAATATATACCAAATATTAACCCAGATATTAATTACACAATAACGCTGCTTTATAGTTCTTTTTTAACGATAGATAATATCTTATCTATAAGAGAAATAGATACGGATTGTTTTGATTATTTGTATAAATATATAGATTTAATAGAAAATAAAAATTTTGTTGATTATTTCAAAGGACAATATATAAAAATTAATTTATATAGCAAAAAATATCAAAAAGTTAAAAGTTTAATAAAATATTTAAACCCTGTTGAAAATAACGATTTGAATATTAGTCCAGATACATCATTTTATCCACAATATAATAAAATGAGAAAAACGCCAGTAGAAGTAATTTTAATATATTCATCTGGAGGTCTAGGTGATGTGATAATGTTATCAAGATATATGCAAGAATTTTGCAATTTTTACAATAATTATAATATTGTTTATATGTTATATGATGACAAGTTGTATTGGTTATTTAGTGCAATTTTTAAACATGTGAATAATTTGCAAATAAAAACAATGAAAACATTTGATAATATATTTGATTATCATATTAATTTACATGAACTACCGTTTATTTTAGAAAAAGAATATTGTAATATTAATAATAATTATTATTTAAAAAATATTGTAGGAAGTAATATAGATTTAAATAGTATAATAAATAAGAATAAAAAAAATATTATTATTAATTGGAAAGGAAATAAATTGAATTTTAATGAAAATACTAGAACTATTGATTTAGAATTATTAATTAATATATTAAAAAAACATAATAATTTAAATTACATATCAATAAATAAAAATTTAAATGACAAAGAGAAAAATATTCTAAAAGATAATAATATATTAGATTTATCTAATATAATAGATTGTGGTAATAATTCATTTTATGATACAATCACAATATTAAATAATATTGATTTGGTAGTGTCAACAGATACATCTATTGTGCATTTGGCAGGTAGTATGGGTATAGAAACTATTTGTTTGTTATCACGAATAAGAGAATGGAGATGGACAAATGATAACAATACTAATTGGTATCCTAAAATGAAGCTATTAAGACAAAATGAATTATTAAATTGGAATAACGTATTAGAATTATTAGATAATTATTTATCTAAATTATAAATTATTATAAGCAAGAAAAAGTAAAAAAAAAAATAAAAATAAATATTATATGGATGTTGATATGAATACAATTTTGGGGGTTCCTTCAATGAATTTTTTAAATACTAATATGGCGAACCCTTTAATAATAACATTATTAGTTTTTATAATAATAATTTACTTTCTTTTATTTGCATCTTTAGGAAATAATAGCGATTCTACCAATGTTACTTCTAGTAACAAAGCCAGTTTAGAAATATTGTTATGGGGGGTATTTTTAGTTATTATTATTATTAATGGTATGAATTACTTTTTAAATGTAAATATTATAACAAGCATTAAAAACTTATTTTCAGGAGAACCAGAAATAGATATTACAGTAGAAAGAGAAACTGAAGGACAAATAACAGGTTCTAGCAGTGTTCCAGAATTAAAATTTGAAAAGCAAGTATATCACATACCAGGTAATAAATATACATTTGATGATGCCAGGGCAATGTGTAAAGCATATGGGAATCGATTAGCAAATTATAAAGAAATCGAAAATGCTTATCAAAATGGTGCTGATTGGTGCAGTTATGGGTGGTCAGAAGATCAAATGGCATTATTTCCTACTCAAATGGAAAGATGGGAGAGATTGCAAAAAATAGAAGGACACGAAAATGATTGCGGAAGACCTGGTATAAATGGCGGATATATTGCAAATCCAAATGTTAGATTTGGTGTAAATTGCTATGGTTATCGACCTAAAATTACACCTCAAGAAGCTGAAATGATGAAAAATATACCACTATATCCAAAAACTCAAAAAGAGTTAGATTTCCAAAAACGCATTGAATACTGGAAAAATAAAATATCTAATATTGTAGTTTCTCCTTTTAATAGTAACAATTGGAGCATGCATTGATAAAAATTAATTATTAATATATTTAATTTTTATTCAACTTTCTTTCTAGTTGTTTTAGATTTAATTTTAAAGTTTTTTGTTTTTTTACCTTTTTTTGATTTATTTTCAAGTGACAATGAAGAATGTGGATTTACATTTTTTAATAAATTATTAAAAGAATCATCACTAATTAAATTAGTATGACTAAAATTACTTTTTATATATTTTGTTCCACCAGATAATATATTTTTAAAATTTAAAGCGGCGGGAATTGTCAAATCTTTAAATCTGTCATTTAGATTACTAAAATCTCTTTGAAATAATAAATTTTGCTCTAAATATGGCATTTATATATTATAGAAATTTATTTATTAAATCTTTTTATATCATTAATAATTTTATTTTCCCTATTAGTTTTGATGTAATTCATAATTTTTTCAATATCATTTTCATCTATAAAACAATTATTTAATGCTTGTATCAAAAATTTATATGATATTGGCGTGTTTTGTTTAGTTTCTACAAATCTTAAATAGTCACTACCTATTTTTATAGTAGCATTATTTAAATTATTATTAGTAACATGTTGATATATATCATTTTTGTAACTATTTTTTTTCTCTCTTAATTCATTAATTTTTTGATTAAGTTCTTTAATTTTATTATCTAAAATTAACCAATTTTTAATATTATTTTCCATCAATAATATTATTTTAAAAATAATATTTAATAATATTTAAATATTATTTAAATTTTATTAATAAATTTATAATAAGAATTTAGCGGTTTTGTAAGGAGTTTTTAATACTTTTTTGCCGAATTTTTTAAAGGATTTGCGGCTTTTGCGACGGTGCATCATTTTTTGTAAAGCTAAAAGACCGAAAGGAAGGGCGGCTCTTTGAACCATGCCAGCTCCGCGCGATTTACGCGAACCACCTTTTTTCATCATTTTTTTTAAATGACGACGCGATTTACGCGAACCACCTTTTTTCATCATTTTTTTTAAATGACGACGCGATTTACGCGAACCACCTTTTTTCATCATTTTTCTTGAATGACGACGCGATTTACGCGAACCACCTTTTTTCATCATTTTTCTTGAATGACGACGCGATTTACGCGAACCACCTTTTTTCATCATTTTTCTTGAATGACGACGAGATTTACGTGTTCCATGTCTTTTCATTGATTTTTTGTGGTATTTTCTACGTTTTCCACCAACCATTTCTGTTGAGCAACTAGAACCACCAGATAAAAGAATACGATTAGTCATATATAATATTATAAGAAAAATATTATTTAAAAAATGAAGATTTATTATTCCGAAATAAAAGAATAAAAATTCCTAAATGTAAAATAAAACTCACAATTACAAAAATCAAAGATATATAAATATATGGATATATTTCACTTAATAAAGTTTTAGTAATTATTTGTAAAAATGGATTAAATATTTCCTTTATTTGTTCCTTAATTTCTTTTTTGTTAAGTAGAAATAAACATTGCTCTAAGAAATTCTCTTTCATTACATTATTTGATAAATTTTTTTTATTATTTATGCGTCTTTAGAAATATATATTTTTCTAATAAATAAATTAATAATAATGGAAAATATAATTGATCCGACAGATACTTTTAATTATGATTTAATTAATTTAGATAATCCAACGCCAGTTCAAGGGGGATGTTTTTTTACTAAATTGAACTGCGGTGAAAAAAAAATACCTTTGTATTTACAATTACCTAAATGTAGAAGTAAACAAGGAATATGTAAAACAACATCTTCCAAAAAATTTTATATTGATTTAATATTTAATTCTTATGAAAATAACTTGATAACATGGTTTGAAAATTTTGAAAATAGATGTAGAGAGTTAATTTTTGAAAAAAAAGATAATTGGTTTCAAAGTGAATTAGATTTAGATGATATAGAATCGCATTTCAATAGTTGTATGAAAACTTACAAATCTGGAAAATATATTGTTATTAGATGTTATATACCAAATAATAAAACAATAAGAAAAAATTATTGTTTAATTTATGATGAAAATGAAAATATTCTTAATATTGATGATGTTAACGAAAATTTAGAAATAATTCCTCTGATAGCAATTGAAGGAATTAAATTTTCTTCAAAAAGTTTTCAAATAGAAATGAATGTTCCACAAATTATGGTATTAAAAATACCCGAAGAAATGAAAACGGGATTTCTTATAAATAACAAAAGTAAAAAAAATGTTATTATTGAAGCAAGCGATAAAAAGAAAGAAATAGAACAAGAACTAGATGTATCAAACATTGACGAAAATAATTTAAATAATTGTGAATATTTAGAAAAAAATACAGAAAATCAATCTTTAGAAATAGTTACTGATTTAAAAGTAACAGATAATACGGAAGAAATAAAAAATTTAGACAAAGTAGAAGATAAAGATGAATCAAATAAATTAAATAATTCGAATGAATTAGAAGAGGAAGAAGAAACATCTATTATAGATGCCAATATTGATAATATTGATAATATTGATAATATTGAACTAGAAAATGATAAATCTTTAAAAGAATTAGAAATATCTTTAGAAAAAGATATAACTTTAGAAGATGATGATGAAAATCCAATTACTTTAAAAAAACCAAATGATGTTTATTTGGAAATATATAAAAATGCAAGAGAGCGAGCAAAAAAATTGAGGCAATCTGCAGTGGAAGCATATTTAGAAGCAAAAAATATAAAAAATAAATATTTATTAGATGATATATTATCTGAAGATGAAAATAGTAATTTCGAAGAAAATGAAGAGATAGAAGATATAGAATAATTATGATTTATAAATTTAGAAAAAATGTGTATTTTTAAAATTATTTTATCATTCATTTTATATATATGAAAACTTTAAACGAGTTCATGAAATTCCTTGAAAAAAATATGTTATTTCTCCTTGGATTAATCGTTGCTGTTATCGCTGTTATAATGTATTCGAGAAAACAAGGAACTAACTTCTCACCTATGACCAATAACTCAACGCCTGAAAAATCGTCAGAAGAATCGTGGGAAAGCAAACCGAGAACATTATGGAGTGAAATGTCACCTAGTGTTATTGATCAAGCCCACAAAGGTGCAGTTGGTTCTTCTAGTAAACCACCAGTGGCCGCAAATCCCGTTGGATTAAATAGTGGTCCAGCAAATGCAGATGGTATTCAAACAGTTACATCGGGAGTTCCATCATCGTGTAATCGTCAAGAAATAGCGAATCCTTCTGAATTATTACCTAGACAAGATAACGAATTTGGAAATATGAATCAAAATGGCAGTGGTGATTTAGAAAATGTTAATTTATTAAAAGCTGGTTATCATGCCGGCATTGATACTATTGGTAGCACTTTAAGAAACTCTAATTTACAATTAAGATCAGAACCTCCAAATCCTACAAGTAAAGTAAGTCCTTGGATGAACTCAACAATTGAACCCGATTTAATGAGAGTTCCATTAGAAATTGGTTGTGGTTCTCAATAATTTTAAATTTATAATTAATATATTTTTATAATATTCATTATATAATCAATATATATAATGAATGGTGATTTATTAGGATTCATATTAATTTGTTTAATAGTTATATTATCATATCGCATATATAGAGATTCTGATCTTTTTCATTTAAAATGTATAATTTCAAATGTAGATGGTAACACTTATTGCGTTCGTGAAAGAACAAAACTAGAATTGGCTGCAGATAAATTAGCAAAAGTAAATCTAAATATGAAATCTCTTGTTGATCATTGTAAAAATAATTTCGGTAGTGAAGAGAGAATAAAACGTTTAACTGAAGGATTTAATCCAAAAAAAATAACAGAAACATTACCAACAAGTGAATATACAGCATATAGTGAAAATAAGGGAGAAAAAATAGCATTTTGTTTGGATACTGAAAAAAATAATAAGGGTAGGCTTATAGATTTAAATACTTTAACATTTGTAGCAATCCATGAATTATCACATGTTGCCAGTAAATCAATTGGTCACACGCCGGAATTTTGGAGAAATTTTAAATTTTTATTAGAAGAAGCTGAAAAAATAAATATATATAAACCGATTGATTATAGTAAAAATCCTAAAAAATATTGCGGTATGGAAATAAATGATAACCCTTATTTTTCATAAATAAATAATTTAAGATCAAAGTTATTTTTATTATCAATCATTTCACTTGATACTAATTTCCATTCTTTTTCATTATAATAGAAATATTTGTCGCATTCATATTCATTGTTTATTTTTGTTATAAATAATTTATTAATAATATTTTTTTTAATGAAAGTTTCATAAATTAATTGACCACCAATAACCCATACTTCTTCGTATTTTTTTTTATTACAAAATTCAATAACAGAATTAGTATTATCAAAAGTTTTTATTATATTATTTTCTCTCTTTTCATCAATAATTATAGAAGATGATAAAATTAAATTATCTCTTTTAGGTAAAAAATTATTTGGTAAACTTTCAAATGTATTTCTACCCATAATAATAGCATTATTATTATTGCCTCTGGTTAACATTGAAAATAATTTCAAATCTTCTTTAAAATACCATGGTATTTTATTATTATAACCAATACCATTATTTTTACATACAGCAACTATAATATTATAGTTCATAACTATATAAAATATTATGTTTTTATTTTATATAGTATGTCTACAATATATAAAATATATAAATTAAAAAATAATACAGTAGAAAAAATTTATATTTTCAATAATGATAGAGAACGTTCTATAAACACTATATTTGAAACTTATGAGTTAGAAATAATAAAAAAGTATAGCATTCCATATGAAAATATAGATAATAATATTTATCCAGATGATACTATAGAAACAATAAAAAAAAAATTTATTAATATAGAAAAAACTTCATCTATTGATGAAATATATTTATTTAGTAATATAAAAGAAAATTTCAATACCGAAAATATTTATAAAAATTTAACCCAAAATGGTAAACTACAACTAACGAAAAATATATTAACAGAATATTTACTAAATATATCAAATTTTGATATTAAAACTTTACCTGATAAATTAATATATAATTATGATGATATATTATCATTAAATTTGGATAAATACGATTTAATAAATAAACCACTTGGACAAAAATTTACTTATAAGAATTTAAATATTTCTTATATTATTAATCCATTTAATTTATTAGAAGTTGAAGATATATTAAAAAAAAATGTGGAACATTTTGTTAATACAACAAATAAACAAGTTTTATTAAACAATAATATAAAAAGTAATAATATTTATTTGTGTGAAGCAATAGATGTATTAAACTATGCGATTGATAATAGCATAGATGAAAAAAATATTGTAAAAATGTATTATCCATATTTATATGAAAATGAGATATTCAATAAAGCACAGTTAATAAATAATAAGCCTTTTTTATTAAAAAAGACGAAGGATTTAATTGATAAAAATTTTATTAAGAATATAGAAAATGTGGAACTATTTCATAAGATATATAATAATAGAAATTCTGATATAGAATATATCAAACAAGGTATAAAATATATATCTTTTAATATAATTCCATCATATAATTTTATAATACCTTTAGAGGTGATATTTAAAATTATACATAGTGATAAAAATGTTCCACTTATTAAATATAATCCATCTAAGCGAATGGAAAAAATATATAAATTATATTGTGATAAGATTGCTAGTAATGGAAAAAAAATTCCATATTTATCAAAAGGAACTATTTTTAAAATTATAAAAAACATAGCTACACAAAAATCGATCGCGTTTTATATTAATACTCGTGATAATAATATAATAAATTTAATTTGTCACATTTATCAAGATGCTTCTATAAATGTTGAATTAAATTTAGAAAATCCCTATAGTATAATAGAATGCGAACAATTAATTAAAAATAATATCAATAATATAATTAACAAAATATCCGAATTTGTAAAAGAGTCTGGATATACATTGAATTTATTTGATAATTTATATAATAGTAATGTGGAAATAGAAAATATAACTTATAAATATTATCTTCCCATAAAAAATAATATTATATTATCAAAGCTTACTTCATGTATTACTTCTATTTTTAATGTAGAACAAGGTAATTTGAAAGATGTTATTAGAATGAGATTTAAAAGAGTTAATAATTATAATGAGATGACTGCGATAGAATCCGCAATTATTGATTTAATTCAAAATGAAGTTGAAGAAGAGATTATAATTAAAAATATAAAAGAAAATTTTGGTTTGAATGAAAAAGGTGTTATTGAATTATTAAAAGATGTATTAAATTCAATACAAATTATAGAAAAAACAGGTAAAAAGAAAAAAATAAAATTAAAAAATAATCCAGGATTTTTAACTACCATAAAACAAGACCAATTTAAAAATAATATTACTATATTAATAAATAATATAAATAATGTAAGATATATTGATACTTTATCTATTTATATTGATACATTAATACGTATAACACAATATCCAGAAACAACCGAAGTTAAAATAGAAGAGATTACTAAATTGTGTTCCAAAAAACAATTAAAGGAAGAGATTAAAATTGATGAAATCGCACCTTCACCTGAAAAAGAATTAGAAATTGAAATAGCAGAAGAATTGATTTTTGATTCTCCAGAAAAAGTTTCTGATGATAAAGAAGATTTATTAAATATTTTGATGGGTTCTGATATAGATGATAGCGATGAAGAAATAGAAATAGAAGAAGAAGAAATAGAAATAAATGATGAAGAATTACAAGAAGGGGGTGTAAATAGTGATATCGATTTAGATTCTGGTATAGATGCAGAATCTGATAAAAAATCTAATAAAGAAATATTAGAAAATAAAAAGAAAATAAAAAAGAAAATAAAAATTGTTGGAAAAGATGAAAAAGATGAAAAAGATGAAAAAATAGAAAAAGATGAAAAAATAGAAAAAGATGTTACAGGAATGAGTTTATCTAATCCAAATCCATTTTATAAACGCATGGAATCAAGAGACCCAAAATTATTTCAAACCGATATAGATGGCAAATTTAAAGGATATTCGCGTTTATGTCCTTGGAATGTAAAACGCCAACCTGTAATATTAACAGATGAAGAAAAAGCGAATATAGATAAAAATCATCCTGGTTCTTATGATGAAGCAATAAAATATGGAAGTTCAAAAGATAATCAGTATTGGTATATATGTCCTAGATATTGGAGTTTAAAATATGATACTAGTTTAACTGAAGAAGATGTTAAATCAGGAAAATATGGAAATATAATACCCGATAAAAGCAAAAAGGTGCCAAAAAATAGTTCTATTTTTGAATTTACAGATAATAAAGAACATACTGATAGCCAAGGTAATTATATAAAACATTACCCTGGATTTTTGAAAGAAGGAAGTCATCCTGATGATTTATGCGTTCCATGTTGTTTCAAGTATTGGGATAGTCCTGTTCAAAAAGAAAGAAGAGATCAATGTATCAATAATAAAGTTGTAGAAAAAGAACTAGAAGATCAAGATGATTATATTAAAGGAAGTGACAAATTTCCTTTAGATAAAAATAGATGGGGTTATTTATCTATAGCAATACAAAAATATTTACAAACAGATAACAAAAAATGTCAAATAAGTATTACAAATACTAATTTAAAACCGAATCATCTTTGCTTATTAAGAAGAGGGGTTGAGTTTAATAAAAATCAATCATTTATTTCATGTTTAAGTGATTTATATATTGATTTTATTGTTCCAAAAGTAAAAAGTTTAACTTCAAAAGGGATGAAAAATATATTGATAAATTCACTCAATATAGATTTATTTATTAGTTTACAAAATGGAAGTTTAATAACTAATTTTAAAGATAAAAAAATTAATTATAATATAAAAATAGATGATAATTATAAAAATACTAAGATATATAAAACGATAAATTTTGATGATAAAAATCAAAAAAATTATTTGATACAAGTAATTTCTGCATATGAAAATTTTATCGATTATTTAAATAATGATAATATAATTATAGATTATACATATTTATGGGATTTAATATGTTTACCAAATAAAAATTTATTTAGAGATGGATTAAACTTAGTAATATTAGAAAAGAATGAAAATGATATAACAAATAATATAAATTTAATATGTCCAATAAATCATTATTCATCTCAATTATTTGATATAAATAAAAATACAGCTATATTAATAAAAAATGGTAATTATTATGAACCAATTTATGCTGTAAACGATAAAATTAAATCTATTGTCGTAACAAAATTATTTAATATTAAAAATAAAAATCTAACAAAAAATATCATAAATACTTTAGAAAAGATAGATAAAACAGTTAATAAATATTGTGCAACATACCCTTCCCTACCAAATGTATATACTTTTAAAGAAAATATTATATTAACAAAATTAGTCAAAATATTATTAAGTAATAATTACACTATTGAAAAACAAATTATAAATTATAATAGTAATACAATTGGAATTATTGCTAAAAAAGAAAATAAAAAAGGATTTATACCATGCTTACCATCTAGTATTATATTAGATTATGATTATACATGGATGGATGATAATATATGGGATAATTTTAAAAATACTATAAATTTTTTGAATTTTGTATATGAAGATAATAATAAAAAAATTCCATGTAAACCATTAATAAAAGTTTTTGAAGATGAATTTATTATTGGTATAATAACAGAAACTAATCAATTTATTGCTTTAAATGAACCTGAATTAGATACTTTTGATGATAAATTAGAAAGTATTAAAGAGAATAATTATTTAAACGCTGATATAAAATCATCTATAAGCAATGAAAGAGATAAAGATAGAATAAACATTATTAAAAATATAGAACTAGAAACATCATTTTACAATAGTTTTAGAAATACAATTAGAATATTATTGGGTTTACAAAAATATATAACAATAAGAAAAGAAATAGAAAATATATTAAATTTGGAAACAATGTTATATTTTGAAAAATTAAAAATTATAGATGCAAAAATAAGAGAATTAACAAAAGATTCTATACAATTTGTGAATTATAAAGAAGATGAGCTTTTAAAAATAAATAAATTATCCTCATGTTATAATATTTCAAATGATAAATGTAGAGAGAAAAAGTTTTGCAGTTTAGATGAAATAAATAATAAATGTAAATTATTAATACCGAAAAATAATTTAATAAATAAAAATGATAATGAAAAAATATATTTTTCTAAGATATCAGATGAGTTAATAAGATATATTAGAATAAAAGAATTTATTTTTGAATCTAAAACATTTCTCTCTTTTAATGAAATAAAATTTGATTTAAATGACGATGAAATTATATTATTACAATCATTATTAACACAAGATTATTTTGAAAATATTGAAATAATGAATCCAAATCCATATATTAATTATAATTCATACTATAATACAAATCCACAAAAAACGCAATATTATACAAATGAAATCATAGATGAAGATAAAAAAGATGATGATAATAAAAAAGAAAAGACAAAATTAAAAATTCATCCAGATTTGAATGTTAAAGAAGCAATTAAAGAAAAAGAAAAAACATATTGTAAAAAAATAGAAAGGAGCATACAAGATAAATGGAAAGACATTTTACCAAAAAATTGTAATGAAATATATTATGATATGGATAATAATAGTTGCTCTTTTAAAATATTAATTAATGTAATAAATAGTTATAATTTAATAAATCCAAAATCTATTTATGAAATAAATAGTATAAATAAATTAAAAAATATTTTAATAGAAACTTATAATGAATTAATAAATGATTATAATATTAATATTATATATGATATTTTAGATACAGAAGGTAAATCTAATATGATTAATAAAATAAAATTAGGATTAGCAACTTTAGATATTCTCATATTATCAGAAGAATATTATATGACAAATTTTGATTTATGGATTTTATCAAATAAACTAGAATTACCTATTTTATTAATATCACCAACAAAAATAGAATATAATTCAGAAGTTATATTTAAATTAAATAAGTTAGATTTTCAGAAAATAGATATATTCTATATAGTAAAACTGCAGAAAACAAAAATTAAAGATGAAAAAAGAATAATATATAAATTAATAGAATGCAATAATGATTATAAAATAAAATATAATGATTTATCAGAAGAATTTAAAGAACAAATAAATAATAATGAAGATACATTATTAGAATTATTTCTAAAAAATTATAAGAAAAGCAAGAAAAAATTAAAAATAATACATGAAGATAAAAATAATGATAAACAAGAAGAAAAACAAGAAATAAAAATAAAAATCAAGAAAAATAAATAATAATATTTATATTTTTATATAGTAAATTTTTTTAGCAATTAATTGTTTCTAAAAAAATTATTAGATTATTGTTTATATCCGAATTTTATAATTGCAATGCCTAAAGTTATCCATAAAATTAAAGCAAAAATTGTAATATAATTTACAGAAATAGTTTTGTTATAATAAGTAATTAATAATATAGATGTTACTGCGATTGTTACTAATATATCTGATAAAATAGCACCTTTAAAAAATTTTACTCTTACTTTATCATTTAGTAAAAAAAATGATGTTATTAAAGATACTGGGAAAGCTCCTACTAAACCAGAGTATGCTGGAGGAAATACGGTAGATACGTATTTACTTAAACTAATAATAGATCCTCCTATTAAAAAAGTTTTTAAATATTCGGCCATATAAATTAAGTAAATATATTTAATATTTTAGTATAAAATAAATAGTACTTTAAATTTTTGACTACATGAATTTTTTACTAATATATTTATTAAATATATATAACTTCTTTATAAAACAAGAATAATTATGTTAATTACTTTAAGTTTGGCGGTTAATAATATTTCCATATATTTCTTGTATATTAAATTCTAGTATTGGTAAATATTGATAATTATCTTCTGGGTTAGACGCTTCATCTTGACTTTCTTGTTGAGTTTCTTCTTGAGTTTCTTCTTGATTTTCATTATTAATTTCTTGATTTTCTTGATTTTCTTCATTATTTGCATTATTATTTTGTAATAAATTATCTAGTAAACAACTAGATTCTGTATTAATAGTAGTATTGTATCTATATATTAAATATATATTATTTTCAGAATCTCTTTTTTTTGTTACAAATGGTTCACCATAAGTTGGATTTAATTTTTTAAAATTAATTAATTTTTGCATTAATATTATACTTGAATTAAATTTTAAATCTGGATTAAATGAATATAATGATTTTAAATATAATTCCAAATATGGTTTATTGAAATGATTTACTAGAATATTTGGCGGAAAGAATAAATCTATATTAATGTTAGCATAAATAAAATATTCGTTAATCATAGATAATATATATTTATGTTTTTCAGTTACATTATCTGTTTTTATAAAATTACGAATATTTATCTCTCTTATATAACATTCATTATATAATCTAAATTGTTCCAAATCAAAATTAACAATAAATAATTGATGAAACAAATGAGGCATCAATAATGTGCTTTCTTTAATTTTAAAATAAATATAATACAATTCGCCTTTGTCAAACGGTATATTAGTATAAGGATTTTTGATTTGTTGCGGAGTTGAAATGAATTTTTCATCATATGTTAAAGCGTTATTAATAATATTTATTATATCAGAAATTCTAAATTTGTATATAGTTTTATCTTTTTTACAAAATAGAGAAAATAATATATTAGGTTTTAAAGTGTCAAAATTGTTCATATATAAGTCACAACTAATATCAAAAATTTTAGCCTTGCGTTTTTTATATAAAATACTAAAATTATTTAAAGAATTATAGAATTTTTGTGTTAATGAAAAATAATTAAATAAATCTATTTTATCTTCAAAATCTATATTTTTATTTTCTAAAATATAGTAATCAAAATAGTTAATTCTATAATCTGTTTCTGTATTATAATTTTGCTTTTTATGAAAAATTACAGCACTTACATAATTATATATATGTAATAGTAATAAATTATTATTATAATTATCTATATTATCTAAAAAATCTTCCAGAACTATATTACTTGTTTTTTTATTTATTTTTAAAAAAAGAGTAGTGAAAATTTCCATACTATAGTAACATTATATCAAATAATATATTTAAATTTAATTAAAATAAAGTAAAAATTGATTTTTAATTTAATTTATTTAAGAAATATATTAAAAATCATAATGACTAATTATTGCATTTGGCTTTCTGTTGATCCAGATAATTGCAAGATTGATTATTATCCAAAACAAATAGCAAGAAGAATTGAAACCGCTTTTCAAGAAAGAGATACACATGCTGACAGCGAATTAATTCTTGGAATAGATTTCTTTAATTCTACTATACATTTTGATATATCTGGTTTATGTTATCAAACAACACCTGGAATATCTTTTGGAAGAGGCGGATATAAACAACCTGGGTTTAGAAGTGTTAAAAGAATTAATATTTATCCAGAGGATGAATATTTTGATGTTTATTCATATAACTTTAATGGTGAATGGAGAATTACTTCTAATTATTTAGATTGTAATATTATATTACGTGAAAAAATAGATAAAAATTATGTAATAGAAACTAATATCTTGAATATTGAAAATTTTAAAGAATGGGAATCCGAAGATTTAAATAAAATAAATGTAAACGAGTTAAATGATTCTGTTGTAGTATGGCAATGGTGTCGAGGTGTTTCAGAAAAACAGGGCAATTTGATGCTTTTAAATGATAATTGGTGGACTCCCTACTTATCTTCACAAAATAAAATTATTGAAAACGCTTTTAAAAATAAAGAAAAAAATGTAAGTATTACTATTCCATTTGATAATTCAGTTAGAAGAATTCAGTTGAATAATGATTCGTGTTTTGGTAATCAAATTCATGATTTAAATAGTAATTGTAGACTTATTAGAAGAAAAATTCTTACAATAGGTGAACTTCAAGAATTAATAAAAAATATTAATGTAATTCCAAGAAGCATCTCTGATATTTTGGCAGATTTAGACGATGATAGCATCCCAAGAGAATTTATTTGTTGTATAACCCAATCTATTATGAATGATCCAGTTAAAACTGTAGATGGTCAAACGTATGATAGAGTTGCGATATTAAAATGGTTTGAGCAACATAGCACATCACCATTAACCGGCCTTGTTTTACCTAACAAACACCTAGTTCAAAACTTTGAACTAAAAGAACAAATTAAAGAATATGCTAAGTCAAAAGAGAATCTTGTAGTAAGTTAGAAAATATTGTAAAAAAATGTAAAATATTAAATATTTGAAAATATTATTCAAAAATATTTAAATTAAAATTAGTTTAACTATTTTCTATTTTACTTTTAAGAAAATGGATCGTAATCATTATCTTCACCCATATCAACTGCTTTAATATTATTAATATTTGTTTGAATACCAATATTTGTAATATTACATGGATCATTTGGATCAGCGATATCAGCAAATTCTTTACTAATTATTTCATTTGGATCTTTTTTATTCCAAATATTTTCTTCTTCTTCATTTAACATCTTATTAATATCCAATATAACTTGAAATGATGATGTTCCAAAATAACCTTCTTGGCCACACATAACATTTGCAGAAACACCTTTCATATTATCTAATTCAGCATGTTTTGCGGCTTTTAAAAACATTTCTGGAGTTTCTTCAAATGAAGCTTTAGCAATTGGTCCAATAGCATCACTATTAATACCATGACGGAAAATAGATGTTAATTTATCATTACAAGTCATTCTGTCACATAATACACTTAAATGATGATAATTGATATATGTGCTATCAAACTCAATAACTTCTGATAATTCATTGAAAATAGATTGTCTGGCAGCTTCTTCACCCAATACTCTATAAATTTCTTGAATATTATTAGTAACAGTATTATATACATCAATGTTATCTAAAGATAAAATTTCCAATAGATTAGTTCCTGTTGTATCTAATACCCATATATCTTTCTTTTCATAACCATTATCTGTTGGCTCTAAATAATCTACTATTTTTCGAATTAAAACATTGGAAATATTTTTGATTCCTCTTAAAATTACATTATCTAGTAACTGTTCTTGAAAATTCTTTAATATATAAATTTCATCAGATTGATCTAGAGATGATACTAAAAGTTTCTTTTTATTTTGAATAATACTATTAATTCGAATTCTAAAGATTAATTTATCTGAGTTGAAATCACTGTAAATACAATTTACATCTGTTTGATAAATATTTTTAATAGCAAAGTTTACATCTTCCATTGTAATATTTTTTTCAAGCATTTCCATATCATTCATTTCTAAGCGAATAATCCATTTTGATTTTTGTTTTTCATCTAGTTGTTTGATACCATTGCATTCTTCAATCATATTAGCAAATTCATAATATTGTTTTAATATTTCTTTATCTTCTTCGATATTGCTTGTTGAATCATCTGGATCAAAACAAATTGTAATACCTTTTACAATATCTCTAAGTTTAGTATGTTCTATTTCATGAAGAATTTTTTTAGCTTCATTTTGATTGGTATAAATATTTTTTGGAAGGAAAATTGTGCACGAAGGATTCTTTGGATTTTCAGATAATGATAGAATTTCTTCAATTCTTGGAACACCACGAGTTACATTAGATTTAGATGCTACACCAGCAAAATGGAAAGTGTTAAGAGTATTGTGAACTATAATTCCATTATCTTCCATAAAAGTTTGATTACCTGGAACTGTAAAATCATATACATATTCATTCTGGTCAGGTGTATAAATTTCAATATTAATAATCTCATCCCAAATGATATTTGAATTTACTGCTTGTTCTAATAATTTAATTTCATCTTGTAAAATATTTTGTTCTCCAATTTCTTGTTTAAATATTTTAATATATTTTTGTAAAGTTCTACGACCAATTGATGTTTTATTTTTCCAACGACCATAGTTTCTACTTTGACCAGGAAGTTTAAGTTCTTTTCCACACTTAGCAATAATTTCACCTAATCCTTCAATTTTATCAATATCATTAGACAGACTATGAATATTAGACCGATTTACATAATTACATAATTCTTCTAATTTATCTTCTTTTACTACTGAACCAATTTTTTCTTTATAAATATGAGCATAGCTAGATGAAATAGCAAAGTGATATAACGGTTTGTTTTGTCTAACATTTTCTATTAATGTAGTAAATATATCAAAATAATTGAATAATAGTGATAAATCCTTGATTAATCTTTCACTTCTAGAACAAGCTCGAATTTCATGATGATTTTTATCACAATTAATATTACCATCTCCATCCATATATGCTTGCAAAACAGCTGCTTTACATTCTAATGGAGCTGTAAATATAAATTCAGGAACTTTCTTTTCATATGAATTTCTACCACAATTTTCTAATAAGAATTTAGCCAAATCTTTATTTTTAAATTTACTTTTTGTAGATGGACCATATTCTCCAGGACTAGTATCTAAATATCCTATTGTATTAAATAATTTGGCGATGTTTAATGTGCTATTAATATAATGTTTATGAATATTTGTTATACATATTTCATTACCACTACAATTGCCCTCTGCTAAATATGCCCCAATAAACCAACCTAATTGTTTATCTAAATTATATTTATTATTTCCAATTTCTACACTATTAACAACAAATTTATTATCAATATGCTTACAAACTGGTATACGCATTCCAATTGTTAATTCAGAACCTTTGATGGGTTCAACATGATGTTCTTTTCTACACAAATGACTATGACTTAATGTTGTTGTCACAGTTCTACCACTTTTTGTCTTAATTGTCATTAAATCACCATTAACCGGGTGTCTACTAAAATGCGAAATACGGTTCCATGATGTTCTTTCATTTTTATCAACTCCAACAATATAATATTGTTCATCTAATTTATCCAATAAAGTTTCAACACTATTTGGATGTCCAGTTGGAAATGTATATTCTGGATATTTTTCAATAAAGTTATCACATAATTCACCAATTTTAATAGTTTTGTGACTGACATTGTCATTTTTTGATACAATAATTATTTTTTTCACAGCATTTCTCGTCTCTGACATCTGCGTAGTTGGTTCGCCAATACTCTGCGCAGCAATCATACCAACCATTTCTCCGGGAGCAACAATTGATTTTTTATAAGCTAGTAAAATTGTATCAAGTAAATAAATTAATGATTTTTTGTTGAATCTTTTATTGAATAATAAATCTTTCGGTGATAAATAGTAATAATATAATATTTTAAATAGTTGATTTGGTTTAGCATAGTAAATTTTATTTAACTTTTCAAAGTAGTCTTCAATAATGTTATAACATTCTAGTGGAGAAATATCAATCAATGAATTACCATCAAATACTTGTTGACCCATTATATTATTAATGATGTATGTGAAACCAACTGGCATATGAATAGTTTTATTGTCTTGATTCTTGAAAATTTTTTCTACAATATCTTTTTGAGCATTCATCAGCAAATCAATATAAATTTTATTTTTTTTGTTAAATTCATTTAATTCACTTTTAAATTTATTAGTGGCCTCCTTTGATAATATACTAATAATATTTTTATCTTTATCACTCATTGGTAATTGATAATGATTATATATATCTTCTTTTGTCATTTTTACAATTGGTAACATTTGAAATTCTACTTTAATAGGATCGAAGTTATCATCTCCATAATGAAATTGAATAATCTTATTTTTATTATTTCTAACTGTCATATCATATGATACTTTTAAATCTTCAAGACCTTTAATTAATCGTCGCTGAATATAACCAGTTTGACTAGTTTTTACAGCAGTATCAATAAGACCAACACGACCTCCCATAGCATGAAAGAATAATTCACTCGGGCTTAAACCACCAATAAACGAGCTTTCTACAAAACCACGAGCTTCAGGTGAATCATCATATTTATTGAAATGAGGTAATGTTCTATTTTCAAATCCATATGGAATACGTTTACCATCAACGTTTTGCTGTCCTAAACAAGAAATCATTTGTGAAATATTTAAATCGCTGCCTTTAGAACCCGCATTTACCATAATAACAAAACGATTATTCTTACTTAAACTTTTTCTTCCAATTTTTCCAGCTTCAAGAGATGCTTTATTTAGAACATTATTCACTTGTGTTTCAAATTCATCAACGGTTAATTTGCCTGTTTTGTTTTCAAAAATACCTAAATGTGTTTGATCAATTAAATTATCAACATCACGTTTTTTGTCAGCAATTACATCACTAATTGACTTATTAGTTTCATAGTTAGCAATTAAATCACTAATACCAACACTATAAGCATGTGTTTTCATATATTCTGTTACAATAGATTGAAGATTATCAATGAAATCACTAGAAGCCATATTACCATAATCATTACAAATTCTTTGTATTAGACCTTTAGAGCCATCTCCAAGAACTCCTTTTTGTAGTTCACCTCGAATATAATTTCCATTATAAATTTCAACAACATGATTAGATGTTTTGTAATCTTCACTATCATCAAAATTTTTAAGTTTATATTTCATACTGATTGGTGGAATAATTTGTGAAATTAAATTATAATTACTAATTGTTTCATTATTAAAAATACTAGTATTAATATTTTTAAGACCAACAATTAAGTTCATTGCTTTTCTCTTATCAAAATTAATATTTTCTTGACTAAATAAGTAGCTTCCAAGCATAGAATCTTGGAAAATACCAACAATTGACTTATTGTTTGCTGGACTAATAATTTGATATGGAACGGCTGCTAACATTTTTAATTCTATTTCAGATTGTTCATCTTGAGGCATATGTAAATTCATTTCATCACCATCAAAATCTGCATTGTAAGGTTTAGTGTCACCAACATTCATTCTGAATGTATCACCTACAGGCATAATCTTCACTATATGACACATCATAGACATTTTATGTAAAGTAGGTTGTCTATTAAATAGAATCGCATCACCATTCATCATATGACGATGAACTTTATCTCCAACTTGTAATTTAATAGATTCTCTATCAACATATTTTAACGAAATAGATTCACCATTTTTTTTCTCTAAAATTTTAGCACCAGGATAAATATCAGGTCCATTTCTAACAAGTTTTAATAAATAATTCATGTTTTTATTGTTTACAATAATTGGTTTTGTTAAATTCTTTGCAATTTTTAAAGGAACACCTAATTCTCTAATAGAAAGTTGAGGATCTGGTGTAATGACTGATCTAGCGCTAAAATCGACACGCTTGCCCATTAGATTACCTCTTACACGCCCTGATTTACCATTTAATCTTTCTTTAATCGATTTTAAAGGTCTTCCCGAACGTTGAGCAACTGAAGCTACTCCGGGTATTTTATTATCTACTAAAGTTGCTACATAATATTGCAATACAGTTTCCCAATCATCAATAACATTTGAATTTGCATTTTGTGCGATTTTATCAGCTAAAGTATTATTTGCTTTAATAATATTCACAATTATATGACTAATATCATCCTCGCTTCTTTGTTGCGAATCATGTTTAACCGAAGGTCTTACTGCAGGAGGTGGAACAGCTAAAACCTGGCAAATCATCCAATCTGGTCTAGACCAAATAGGACTGAAACCCATAAAATTAACATCTTCATCACTAATTCTTTTAAAATTTTTAATAACTCTTTCCGGTGTTAATTTTAGTGTAATCTTGCCATTTTCATCATCTGTAGTATCATTATCTATCCATTCAGCAATAATTGTTGCTAATCCTTCTTTCTTAATCTTATTAGGTTGTTTGGAATTACATCCATCTTCTGTATCTTCACCGCAACGTTTAATTTTACTAGCAATAGAGAATATTTGATTCCATCTTTCATCAGGTGGCAATTTCATAAAATATTTATATTTTTCTTTATTGATTAAACATTTGCTACATTTAATACAAGTACAACGTAATATCTTAATAATTGTATTTAAATATTGAATGTAGAATACAGGTCTTGATAAATTAATATGGCCAAAATATCCAGGTGTTTGCATATAATCTAAACCATCTGTTGGACAAATTAATCCCGGTTCTAATACTCCCATTCGAGGATCAAATAATCCTCCAATTACGGGTTTATTGTTAATATATGTATCGCGACTAGTTATTTCTGCAACAGAACCTTTTCTAATTTCTTCTGGTGATAAAATACTAAATTGGATACCGATAATTTTTGATGGATTTTCTTTTTCATTATTTTCAATTTTAGACATCTCCTTATATTAATAAAATAATATTTAGATTGTTTTATTTCATCAATTTTTTTATTTTAATTTAAAATTGAGTATATAAAAATAAAATTACATTATACATATAAGAACTATGGTAATTGAAAAAAAACGCAAATTAAAAATTCACAAATATAATACAAGGTATAAAAACAACACAAATAAAAAATATATTTATGAAAGTAATAATGATGATGATGAAGATGATGATGATGATGAATGGTTACCAAGTAAAAATCATTCTAGTGATGAACTAACTAATGATAGTGATAATTATACAGAATGTAGCAGTGATAATGAAATTATAAATAAATCTAAAAGTGTAAATAAAAAACAAAAATTTAATAATGAAAAATTTACTGAATTATTATCAGAGTTATATCCTTCAAAATATATGACTAATAGAGTAAAAAATATGCAAAAGAATAAAAATAATAATAATCTTGTCTTGGAAATTATTGATATAGATAAAAATAAAAATACAAATAAATTTAATCAACATCATGAAAGTTCCGATGAAAGTTCCGATGAAAGTTCCGATGAAAGTTCCGGTGAAAGTGTATATCAAAGGACTAATAAAGCACATATTATGCAAAGTGAATATGACAAAGTAGACACCGATATTGAAGACAATATTGACATACATGATGAAGATAATTTAAAAATTGATAAAATTGAAAATAGAAGAGAAACTATAGACAAATTTAAAAATTTAGCTAATGAATTATTGAGTAAAAATAAAAAAAATAAATTAGCTAAAGAGTTACTTAAAAATAGCGAAGGAGAAGAAAAAAAATTAAATAAATTAACCGATGGAAATAATAGACAAAAGAATCTTACTGAATTTAAAAAGGCAGCAAAACAAAAATATCAATTAGATACATTCAACTATTTTAAAAAAAATTTATCAATAGAAGAACAAAAAAATATAATTGAAAGTATTAAAGAGATAAATAAGGATGATAATGAAAAGCCATATTTATTTAAATTTTTACAATTAGATATACCAAATAAATATAAAGAAATTGCTTTAAAAAAATTCAATAGATTATATTCTTTAGAATCTGAAGAATCTGAATATTTTAAGATAATAAACTGGTTTGATACTTTTATTTCATATGTAGTGAAGTTAAAACAATTTGAAATATTTAAAAAATATGAAGAAATAATTTTAAAAAAAGTAAATACTTTATCTTCAAGTGACTCTGACAATGGTGAATATCATAAATTAAAAAATTGGGTAGACACTTTTGTAAATATTCCATTTAATAAGTATAGTAATTTACCAGTTACAATAAATGATGGTATTGAAAATTGTCATGAATTTATGTTAAAATGTAAAAATACCTTAAATGATGTAGTTTATGGTATGAATGATGCAAAAATACAAATAATGCAATTAATTGGTAAATGGGTTGTGAATCCTCGGGCTATTGGAACTGCAATTGCTATAAAAGGACCAATGGGAACTGGAAAAACAACATTAATAAAAGATGGTATAAGTAAAATATTAAATAGACCGTTCAATCTATTAGCATTAGGTGGAGCAACAGATAGCAGTTATTTAGAAGGTCATTCATATACTTATGAAGGTAGCACATGGGGAAAAATAGTGGATATATTACTTCAAAGTAAAACTTCTAATCCTATTATATTCTTTGATGAATTAGATAAAGTGAGTGATACTCCTAAAGGTGAAGAAATTACTGGAATTTTAACACATTTAACCGATACTACACAAAATACAAATTTTCATGATAAATATTTTTCAGAAATAGATTTTGATTTAAGTAAATCCTTATTCATTTTTAGTTATAATGATGAAAGTAAGATAAATCCTATTTTGTTAGATAGAATGTATAAAATATCTGTAAAAGGTTATGATGTAAAAGAGAAAATTGTAATTGCAAAAAAATATTTATTACCAAAAATATACGAAGAAATAAATTTTAACAAAGAAGATATAATTATTAATGATGATATGATAAAATATATAGTTGATAATTACACAGAAACCGAAGATGGTGTAAGAAATTTAAAAAGATGCTTAGAAATTATATTTACTAAATTAAACTTATTTAGATTAATGAAATCTGGCGAAAATTTATTTGAAGAAGACTTATCTGTAAAAATAGAATTTCCTTTAATTATAACTGAAAAATTATTAAAAGAATTAATAAAAAATAAAAACAGTTCAGATGAAAAATGGAAATTAATGTATATGTAATTATAAAATTACATAAATAGTTTTTATTATTAAGTAGAAATAAAAATCAAATATCTTTTAAGTATGAATAAAAATAATTTTTATCTAAATTTTTTTCATCATCATTCTTTTTCAAATATTTTATACATAATTTCAATGGGTTAACATTAAATAGAAATAATATTTTCATATTTATATTGAAATTATTATTTTTATAAATATATGTAAATATCTACAGTTATGCTTAATTTATACTGTGTATTTATTTTTATTTTATTTTTATTTTAATAAAAAAAAATTGATAAGTATTATAAAAATATAATATAAAACATAATATATTAATTATTACAATGGAACCGCAATATACTATTAACGAAACTACTCTGAACGATTCGAGTTACGATTTAGAAAATATTATTAAATTAAAGTTTTTACTCAAAGAAGCTTCAAAAAACTTAACAGAACTGCAAAAGATTAATATTTCACCAAATAATTTAGAATTGCAAAAATTAAAGGAAAACTTAGAAACATCTATGAATATAGATAAACCATCGACTTTTAGTTTAACTTGTAATTATCTACTTCATCAAGTAGATGCATATTTAAAAAAAAACTGTCAGCATAATTATATTGAAGATATTTATGATATCGGAGAAGATGGTTTTAAAAAACTCTGTTATTGTAATAAATGTTATCATGGTTATTAAATAAAATAAATATTAATTATTATTTAAAATAATCTGAAATCTAACCAGTATCTACTATTTGAAAAATTTTTTAATGGTGTTATATTCATAATACAATTACTTTGCGCTCCAAGATGATACAAATCATTTCTAAAATCATTTATTGTTATATCTGAATAAGTATTACTTGGATTTTGAATAATGTTTTCAATGTTAAATATTCTTTTTCCTTCTATTAATTTAAAAGCGCCTATATACAACGGACCATTAATAGTATTAATATTTTTTGGTATATATCCAACATAGAAAAAATTATCATCTTTATTTGTTTCACAATAAATTCTCATACTCATCATATCAGTAAACATAAATTGTGGATATTCACAATCTTCATTTTTTTTATATAAACTCATATCATAAATCCAATTTTTACACCATTCTGATGTTATCACATTATTTAATAATATTAAATTAACATGTTCTCCATTTTGTAATTTTTTTATTGGTAAATTATAGTTATTTTTATTATTGTTATTATTGTTATAATTGTTATTATTGTTAATACACATTCTAATATTTAATGAATTATATAAATTAAATAAGATAAATAGTATCATATTTTTATATATCATTAGTAATATTTTTATATATTATTAATAATATATATATGTAATTATCATTAATACAACTTAAAAAACAGTAGGATAAGTTCTATTGCCACCTCTTTGATTTAAATATTCCATTTGTTTTCTTGAAATACAAGCACATCCTGTTGATGAAGAATAATGTTGTGGTTTAGAACAGCATTTTGGATCAAATTTATTTGCGTAAAATAAAAACTTTTGATCATCTGGTAAAGGAATTTGTCCGGCTGTTATACCATCTAATGATTGTAATAAATCTTCACTAGTATTAGAGTTAGATGGCTTATCCCATGTATCACCTGGAACACCATCGCCAGTTCTCCATCCAATTGAAGCACCTAAACTTTGAAAACCTTCTTTTAGTGATGAAACTCTACTGCAAGAGCAAATTGTATATCCACTAATTAACCAAAATAGTATGATAACGAGTAAAATAACTTCTAATCGTAATTTTAATCCTAAAATATTTAGTTCCATACTTTATACATATTTAAAAGATAAAAATATATATAAATCATTAATATACTTCTAATTATCCCGTTGGAATTGGTGGAATAGAACGACTCGGACTTACTTGTAATTTTGATGCTATTTCGGCAATTATAATTGCTAGTGGGATTGATAATACCATAAAAAAAATTGTTCCTGCAATTGCAGCTGGTAATGTTGCTCCAAAAGTAAAAAATGCAGCTGCATATAATCCTAAAGTAGTTCCAGCCAAAATTATTAAAACTAATATTATTATTAATTCTATAATTGTTGCAATTAAAGATCTTAAAGTTAAATATGTGGCAAATACTTGAAACAGTCCGGCTGCCATTACACCATTTGTTTTATTTAATGTATCTCTTGCTATAATTATATTTTGAATAAACGGCGTTGTAATATTTAAGCCGCGATTCATTACATCTTTAGTAACATTATTGGCTGAATTGCGCATATCATTAAACATTGCTCTGATATTTTGTATAGCAGTTATTATTTCTTTCCATGATTCTATTATTAATTTTACAAAGTAGTAAATTGGTTCTAAAACTGTAGAAAGTATTGATGATAAAATATTATTTATACAAAAATTGAAATTTTCTGATGTTGTTTCTAGATTAGATTTATTTGGATGATTAATAATCAATCCGGCAAATGGTATATAAATTGGGTTGCATTTATTTTGTGGCCAATCTTTTCTTAAACTTCTTATATGTGACATGGTATAAAAATAACTTGCAACTATAAAAAAAACAAATATTATCAAACTTGATATAATTAATTCTGTACCATATTTTTGAAAAAACCCTTCTTTGCTATATAAATGATTAAATTTTGATATTATATCCATATATAATATAATTATAAATTGTTTATTATATTAAATCGCCCGAACGAGTTGACCTGGAGGTCCATCCCACACAGATTTTCCAGTCAAGACAGCACCAGATAAAATATATAAAAATGTTGCTAAAACTCCCAATGTTTTTCTAAATAAATCTTATATATTAAGAGTTAATTTTTGTATTTCTATTAACATATTTAAAAAAACACCAAAAATACTTTTTACTATTGTTGTAATCCAATTTCTTATATTATTAAAAAATGCTCTAACAGCATTTATTGCCTCGCGAATTATATTTGTTATTTCACCACCAAATGATAATGCATAATGAATTGGTTCCAAAAACATACCCATTGAGCTAATTTGCATATTTTGAATGCAAAAAGTAAAATTTTGCATAACGTCATGATTAAAAAGACCGGCAAATGGCATAACACTTGGGTTACATCTGTATTTTGGCCAATTGTTTTCTATATGTTTTAAACCAATTCCTAAAACAGCGCCAAAATACAATCCAAAAAATACTAAAATAATTATAATAGCAGAAATTAAATCATAAGCATCCATAATAATTATAACTATAATTATTATAGATAATAATTATTAAGATATAAGTATTTATTCATTATCTTCACTGGAAGTATCATACTCATCTATCCATCTAAATCTAAGTTTTGTTGGAGGATCACCAGCAAGTCTATACGTTTTCCAATAACCTCCTTTTTTCATTTTTCTAGATTTTTTCATTTTTCTAGATTTTTTCATTTTTTTAGATTTTTTCATTTTTTTAGATTTTTTCATTTTTTTAGATTTTTTCATTTTTTTAGATTTTTTTATTTTTTTTGATTTTTTCATTTTTTTTGATTTTTTCATTTTTTTAGATTTTTTCATTTTTTTAGATTTTTTCATTTTTTTAGATTTTTTCTTACCTCCATTTATAGTTTCTTTTGCATAATTATCGTTTGAAGCGTCGTTTTTTGAATTGACA